CTGGCTGATGCAACCATGATCGAGGGGCGATTGGTTCATCAACCATTTCTTTTTCCACGTCATCCCAGCGCCTGCGATACATGCACAACGGCGTTGACGCAAGAACAGATGCTATTAAGTCGCGACTGCGATTTATAGTTCCAACCTGCATCGCGCGATCGCGCTGCGTGCCTTGGATGTACGAATAATATTCGCCGATTGATTGCGCGCCAGATCCGTTGCCCGTGTAGTAAGTGCCACCTGCTGCCGCTTGAACCGTTGGTTCGTCTTGTGAGATTGCGGCTTTTGTGATGCCTTTTTTGAACAGCGCCATGGTTTTAGTTTCTCATATCTGTCGGAAGTTAGGTGGCATTGACCCTAAGACATATCCAATCCCGACGAAAGGTAAGCAAGGGTCAACGCCGATAAGACATTACCGATTCGGAAGCGCAATGATGGGTTTTCCGCTGACAACTGGGCGACTGGCCATAGCGGCTGCCCAAACCATGCAACGAGCCAACGCGATTTCGCCTGGGCTTCGCTGTGACGACAAAGCAATTGACGATTCGGCTTTGACCGCAACTGCACGTTGAACATGTTCGGAAAGTTGCTTTGATCCGTCGTGAACCAACAGCGATTCAAATATCAGGTTTTTCACGCCTTGGGTGTAACGCACAATTTCGCCGTATCCAACAATTTCGGTTCGTGTTTGGTATTGGGTCGGCCAATGAATTTGGATTGATGGCGAGATAAGAAACCGCACGTTTGTTGCCGCCAATGTCGCAACCTCGGCAAGCATGCCCGAATAGGTGTCGGTCACGAAAGCAACGGTCACGGCAACTCTGCGATCTGGCAGCTGGACTGCGCGCACCCCGAAATATCGTGAATCGTCTAGCGAAACTTCAATTGCGCAAAAACCGCCGTCTGGTATTGGGTCGGTGTATTCGAGCGTTGGCCAAACCCCGGGTGGAATCCAACCTTGATCGCTGGCCACCCAAAGGTTGCATGATGCGCGCAAAAACTGGGCGCGGTTTGGGTTCAATGATTCGGCGCGCAACGTGTCCAGGCTGATCGTGTGATTCAAACTTGGGTTGCCCCAAACCCAAGTGCTTTCCAAATTCACATCCAAGGATGGATCGGGTGACCATTCAGCAAAATAGAAACTGGATGTTTTGTTTTGGTCTATTGCGCGCAATCCCTGTTCTCGCCATCTTTTCATCAGAATTGATGCTTCAGTGCCACTTGTACTCCACATGGAAAGCAAAGGGGATCGCCTAGCGCGCTGGGATGGAATCAAACCGCCGTCAACTGCTTCAGGGGAAATATCCCAGATTTCGTCGGCAACAATCAGATCGTTTGAAGTGCCGTGACCCACGTTTGGTTTCGCGGCTCGAATAGTCCAGCGCGTACCGTCAGGCATTGTGGCCGCATTCCTCCCGTAAGCCTTCACAAGTTTTGCCCCAAATTTTACTTCTAACGTGTCGGAAATTAAATCAAACAAAGACACCGCCAAGTCAAGACGGTTTGCCGTAGTCAACACGGTTTGTTTTTGCCCCCGTATTTTGGGCATCTCTGTAAGCCACCAACCAACAAGCGCGGCCAGCGCGGTTGACTTTCCGTTCTGTCGCGCAGTAGAAACCAAAGAAACACGGTTCAACAAATCCCCATTTTTGTCGTGAAGCAACTGCTGATTCAAAACATGCTGCTGCCAAGGGAACAAATCAACGCCCAAATGGTCACTAGCCCATACCCCAACCTCTGGCCCGTACGATCCAGCCGCATCAGGGCAAGGGCTTTCCAATCTCGGCTGATCCTGGCTAGTTCTGGCCAGTTCAGACCTGTTCGGGGATAAGGGAAAGCGAGGGGCTCGGGGGCTATCTTTTCCCAATAAAAAAACGGAATCAGAATTATTTTTTGAATTCAAAACGGAATTGCGTTTTTGTTTGCGTTGTGCGGTTGTTTTGTTTTTTAGTATTGCGCCGCGCTTGGCGTTGCATGGTTTGCATGAACTAACGAGGTTCTCTGGGCTGTCATCTCCCCCTTCCAATACGGAAACGAGGTGATCGGCTTCGGTTGCAGGGTTGCCGCACCAATGGCATTGGGGGTTGGTCTCTAGCAGTCTGCGTCGAGCCGATGCGTAGGCTTTGTTGTTTGTTGTGTGTTGACGTGGCATCTCACGCGCTTCGCTTGTGCTGACGCGGCGCTGGCGCGCCTTGTCGTTGGTAGTGCTGGGGGGCTGTCATGTCGGGCTTGGCCTTTCGTGTTCTGTTTGTTTACTGTATGTCATTTGATGTTGTGATGTGAACAGTTGTGTGAATGCTCCACCCTCTGGCTTGCCCAACCCAGATCCCTTTGCTTCACTTCATCAGTCTGTTTACTGATCGCCCAGTCGCATTGCCCAAACCATTTCGTGTTGCATGATTCGAGGCGCGACCGTCTACCCGCGTTACCGCGTTTCATCCAACCGCCCTGCGACAGGCTTAGGTCATGCGACTAGCCGATTGTTTATGCTCTGGGATTGCTCAAAGTGTAAAGAATGTACTCCATATCGGATGGCTTCCAAACCGCTGCATGGCATCCAGCTAGTTCACATGCGTTTAGCCAAATCTTTTGACCCGGGGTTAATTTCCCCTTCTCTGCCTTTAGTTCAATGACCAATGGCCGACCGCCTTGGAATGGGTGAACCATGAACAGATCAGGAAAGCCTGTGTCGCCTTGAACGTGTGTTGCCCAAGCGCCGCGCCTGTTCATTGATGGCAAATCGTGATGTACTAGCCAGCCATAACGTTTGGCAACGCTAATCACCATGTCTTTAAAATCGGTTTCACTGATCTTGGGATCTAACTTCATGCGTTTGTTTCGCGTAATTGTGCTGTCCAAATCTCATCAGCCAGATTCTTTGCTGTCCATTGCAACTTTTGTAGCACGTCGTCACTGTGCAGGAAATCTGGTCCTGTTTTGACGCGCTCAATCAAATCAATTATGCGGTCTAACACGCTTATCAGTTCACGTAATGTCATTTCTTGCCTTTCATGCAAACGAGCGCTGTGGCCCATAGTCCGAGGATTATTCCGATGATGTTGAATGCCAGAAACTTCATTTCAGCGCTTCGATCACGGCGCTGGCTTCATGTGACTTCAACAGTTCCAGCACCGCTTCATCGCTGTTCAACGTGCGTTGAATCAATTCCAGTAAGCGCAAATCGTCTAGCCCTGCATCTTTAGCCAGTTTCTTGATGTAGCCAATCTGCTTGGGCGTAGCAAACGCGCCCTGGGGAATGTGAACAGGTTTTTCACGTGCGCTACTTGGCTGTGGGTTACCACCTAAACGCTCGACCTTTTGCATTTCCTCACGCGACGGTCGCGCACCTTGTTTTGCTAGTCCCATGTTGCTCAAAACTCTCCCCAAACTGCTGGTCTCACAATTTTCGATAAACGAAGTCATATTGACCCCGCGATCTGTGTGAATTTCGTGCGCATAACCTGTGGCTGTTGGGTTTGCATCATCACGGTGTTTCCAAATTACGCTGCGCACAATGCAGGATTCGCCGTCGTAGTTCATCAACGTGGTTTCAACTCGCCCGTCTGGGTATGTTTCCCAAAATCGGTTTAACCGTGTTTCAACGGTTTCGTAGTTGCTTAGATCGAATGCCATTAGCAGGCCACCCAAACAATTGCGTTGCGACCGTAACGGGTTTTGCGACGTGCGCCGCTGTCTTTGATGTAACCGTCTTTGTGTAGTCCGTTAATGCGCGCAGAAACAGATTGTGCAGGTAGCAACAACAGCGTTGAAATCTCGTCTGCTGTCATTCCTTTTGCTTCAGACTTGCCAGCCCATTTGATCCAAAAATGGATTAGTTCGCGTTGTTTGCCAGCGTGTGGTTTTGCGCTTTCAGCTGCTTCGCGTGATGTGTCGCCAGCATCGTGACGCACTGCAACGCTTGGATGGTCTAATGCCACTTTTGTTTTGTGGCCACCTAATCCAATGGTGGATGTGAACATTTCTAGTTGTTCGCTCATGTCGGGATTCTCTTTCATTAGTCGGGTTTAATCTGGCCGCCTAGGC